CACAGCGAGGGCGGCGCAAATAAGGATCTGGCAAAATTTGCCGACCAGATCAACGCCCTGTGTGACAAATGGGACAGGTAATGCGGCAGTCTTTTGCGGCAGAGCAGCCCCGGGAAAAACGCAGCTGCGTCAAAAGCTTCCGGGTGCGCTGCGCCGCTGAAAAAAGAGAATAGATTTTTGTAAAAAACCGTTGACAAGCGCCCCTCCGGCTGGTATAATAACCCATGTCGTCAGGCAACAGGCCAGACATCTGGGGGTTTAGCTCAGCTGGGAGCCCAAGCAGTGCGCTCACGCACCCCCACAACTGAACTTCATAAAGCATTTCTTATTTGAGCATCTCTTTTCCAGAAGCTTCCACTTCTGGAAAATTATGGGGGATTAGCTCAGCTGGGAGAGCGCTTGCATGGCATGCAAGAGGTCACCGGTTCGATCCCGGTATTCTCCACCAATGAAGAGCAAAACGAACACGAGGTCACCATTCAAATGGTCGGCAGCGTGTTCGTTTTGTTTTGTGAGATTCCAAGCGTTTAAGCAAGTTTTAAGCAAGATTATACAAACAAAAAACGCCCGCACTTTCCGTTTTGGATTGTGCGGGCGTTTTCCTTTTTGCGTTAGAATTTTCCGAAATACGGAAAAACTTGCCGAAATAGAGGGTTTCTTGCCAAAATGCAGACAAGCCGACCACAAATCGGCTAAAATCAGCAACAAAGGAGACCAAAGGCTATGATTAGGATTTTGCTGTCAACCCGCCTTGGCGAACGGCGGATGACACAGAGCGACCTTGCTCGTGTCACAGGGATTCGCAGTCAGACTATCAACGAGTTGTACCACGATTTTGCGGAGCGTGTAAATCTGGACGACCTCGACCTCATCTGTGAGGCACTGGACTGTGACCTCGAAGACCTCATTGTGCGAGAGCCCAACATCGAGCGCAGGGTCAAAGAGGTGCGCCATATCCCCCAGACCGTGAGCAAGTCTCGCAAGAAGTAACCCCCCATCTCCTGCCCGGATGCACGTTATGCGTCCGGGCTTTTTTCATCTTCATCATTGCGCAGCTGGATGGTCTGCCCATCCGGCATGATGATTGCAACCTTGCCGCCGCACAGTTCTGCTGCCTTGATAAGGTCATCCGCCGACCAGCGGTTCATGCGCACCTTGTTGCTCATTGCCTGCTTGCTGCTCATACCAAGGACTTCGGCCAGATCTGTCTGCTTCTTCCCTGTCATGGAAAGCAGCCCCTTGATGATGTCCGACACTGTCATGTGTTCATCCACTCCTTTCATGTATAGGGTACACCAAAATCAATTACTTGTCAACCTCTTTTGTTTCAAAGTAAATCAAAAAAGTTTATCAAAACTATTGACAAGTAAACCGAAAAGGTGTACAATGTAGATGTAAGGCAGAGAGCGAAAGCCCCTTACAGAAAGGAGTGAGGTGAATGGAAGACATGAACGTAACCAAGGCGTTGCTCAAAGCAATCCTCGAACTCATTGAGAAATGCGACACGCTGGAAGAGCTCCGTGAGAGCGTCAAGAAGATTATGGAAGAATAAAAAAAGAAGACCAGCCACCGTCCAAAGCAACTGATCTTCAACACCGAACCAACGGCGAGCCGGGAGCCTTACCCCGGCCGCCCTCTATTTTAACAGAGTAAGGCCAGAAAGACAAGAGGGTAACAGCATGAAGTTCATTGACATTAACCGCGAGTTCACCGCAGCAGCCAACAGCTACATGGCGCAGGGCTACTACATCAACGCCGGAACGATGGGCGGAAGCCAGGGCGAGGTCGCTCACATCGACCTCACCAACGGCACCGAGATCATCCGGGTGCTGCTCACCACGTTCAACAACTACCTCGGCACCGAGGGTGTGGAGCTGATTGTTGGCCGGGTCAAGGACGACATCAAGCCCAATCAGGAAGACCGCTGGAGCACCGTCTGGAATGAGCGTCTGGAGGTCATCAGCAGCAAGAAGTTCTACCGTCTGAACAACCGTGCACAGGATGGATTCTACGGCACAGAGGAGGAAGCAAACGCCGCCGAGGAGAAGCGGTTTGACCGCTACAAGAGCCGCCGCCAGAATGACAGTGCGGTGGATGTGACCACAAAGGCCGCTCCGATGGTCAAAAAGTACATCCACGAGAAGTTCGGTGTCCGGCGCGTGAAGATGGACGATATCAAGGTCGTCAAGCACGGTGGCCGCTACACCGTCACCTACCACAAGCACGCTGCACAGCTGCACTAAGGGGAGGGCGCAAAGATGGTCACGATTCAGAGCCAGAACTTCGGCGTTGAGATTGAAATGACGGGCGTTTCCCGCGGAACAGCCGCCTCCGTCATCGCCAACTACTTCGGTGTCGGCGGCATCCACTTTGCAGGTGGTACCTACCAGACGTACGAGGCCAAGGATAGCAAAGGCCGCGTATGGAAGTGCATGAGAGACGGTTCCATCACTCCCCGGCGGCGCAGAGGTGGTGCAATCGTAGAGGCAGACGATACCTACCGCTGCGAGGTCGTGACCCCGATTCTCCAGTACGAGGACATCACCGACCTGCAAGAGGTCATCCGGGCACTGGTCAAGAAGGGTGCCATGGCGAACAGCTCCTGTGGTATCCACGTCCACGTTGACGGTGCGAACCACACGCCCGAAAGCCTCTGCCGGCTGCTGAACTTCGCCACCGGGCGGCAGGATCTGTTCTACGAAGCCCTGCAGATCGGCAACCGCGCAGACCACTGGTGCCACAAAATCAACCCTGCACTGTTCCGTGAAATGAAGAAGAACGGCCGGGCAAGCCGGAACGATGCAGAGCGCATCTGGTACAGCGTGGTGAATGACGGATATGATGGAGGCGTGGATTCTTCCCACTACAACAGCACCCGGTATCACGGAATCAACCTCCATGCATTCTTCACAAAGGGCACCGTGGAGTTCCGGCTGTTCAACGGAACAACTCATGCCGGCCGCATCAAAGCCTACGTCCAGTTCTGCTTGGCAATGAGCGCATGGGCTATCAACTGTGACCACGACAATCTCCACTTCAAATCCGTTGCCGGGTACACCCAGCAGCAGAAACACGACCTCATGCTCCGGGTGCTGACCAAGCGTCTGGGAATGCGTGGACCTGAATTCAAAACTGCCCGGCTCCATCTGACCTCTGCATTCCTCGCAGAGAGCGAGAGCGAAGCCGCATAACCGAATAAATCAAGCTGTGCTATCTGGCTATACGGGCATTCGGAGGATATGACGATGAAACTTTACAAGTATTCCGGCACCATCGAGGAGTTTGCCGTTGAACGTGGCCGGATCTCCTACATCAAACTCTTTGATGTGACCGACCTTGACAAAGCACCCACCCGGCTGGAAGTCTTCGGTGCGCTGAGCAAGTACATCGAGGCCATCGAGGGAACGGATGCCGAAGAACGGTACATCAAGAGCGATTGGTATTTTGACAGCAATCTGTATCTGCACCGCATAGAGATCCCTGGCAGCGAGGTTTGGCGCCCGGCGAAAATCATCACCCAAAGCCCGGACAACATCGAGCAGTTGGAGATTTTCGGCCAGCAGAACCACATCAAGACCAGCAAGCCGGAATCCATGTCCCGCGAGGAATTTTGCCGCTTGGTCGCTTGGGAACGCCAGAACATGAAGTAAGAAAGGAGCGTAAAATGCGCATGGGAAGAAAGCCGGAAATCGGCGACACGATGTTCCATGTATGTGAACACCTCTACTACGTTCCAGAGCGCGCAGCCCCGTTGAGCGAATACTGCGTCTGCGAGGCCACAGTTGTGGGTTTTCTGAAAGGCGGGTACACCGAGGTGAAGCTGGTCGGGAAGAATCCGGGAGGCTTCAATACGCCCTATCACTACAAGATGGCTGAGGTCGGCAGCAAGGTGTTCTTTGACGCTCACTCCGCCGCAAAGTATGCTGAGAGCCTGACAGCGTATGCGGAGCAACATTGGAATTGGGCAGGCGAACAACTTCGCAGACCATACAAGGACTTATTGAGAGAGCAATTTCCAGACATTAAGGGAGGTGCATAATTATGTCGATGGGCGAACAAATCAAGGCGATGCGTCAGATTAGAGGTCTGACGCAGGGAGAACTTGCCGTAAAAGTTGAAATGGCAACTATTACAATCCAGCAATACGAGCGCGGGGTCAGAACGCCAAAAATTGAAGCACTCCAGAAAATAGCACAGGCGTTGGAAATGCCGATTGGTACATTCCTCCCATCAATGGGAATGACTGAAAATTTCGGTTTCAGAGTGAGAGAAACACGAAAGAAGCAACACCTGTCTATGGAGCAGCTTGGCCAAAAAATGGGAATATCCGGTTCTCTTGTCGGGAGGTATGAGCGAAACGAAGAACATCCGAAGCCAGATACCATCAGAAGATTTTCGGACGCATTGGGTGTAGATGCAAAATGGCTGGAAAAGGGAGAGTACGATGACAACAGCCTATCCGGCAATGAACAGCAGCTTCTTCGGTATTTCAGGGCAATGTCCCCGGCGGGGCCGCATGTCGCACTGGAACGAATGGACGAACTTTCACAACATCCAAAGTATAAACGGAGGGTTTGAACGATGACAGACGAAAAGATTATTGCCCGGATGCAGGCCGATCAGCAGCAGGGCTGGCCGCTGTGCCCCCGCTGCGGCGAGAGGATGCCGGACAAGCTGACCCACGGAGCACTGAGCCGCCACGCCAAGGGCGTGTACATCTGTGAGGCCTGCGGCACCGATGAAGCTCTCCGGGACTGGACCGGGAACGTCAAACCGCTGTCCGACTGGGTGCTGGTTCGCGTATACAACGGAGATTTATGGAAAGAGGCGAAGTAAAATGAGTAACATTGAAAAATTTGCTCCGAGGCTGAGAACGCTTATTGACGAAAGCGGGATTACTGTGCGTTCGCTGGCAAAAGATTTGAATATATCGGTTGGCGTTTTGTCTGATTGGCAAAACGGAAACAAGACTCCAAGAGGAGATTCTATTATGAAACTCGCGGAATATTTCGGTGTCACTGCTGATTATC